ATCGAGCTGCGGCTCAAAGAAATAGAACGGATATGAGTCCAGACGAACAGGCAAATCTCGTTGGGCGACAAAAAACTTCATTGTTTAATCAGCAAGAACAAAGCAAACAAGCAGGTCAAAATGCGGGATATACTAAGCTCATGCGAAACGCTCCGGGTTTAGCTTCAGACCAAGCAAAGGACACAATGGGCAATATACAAAGCGGTCAAGATCCATTAGCTAATTCTCGAACAGGGGTAGCCACAGGCGGTGGTGCTACCGATTTCATGGGCCAATTCGCATCGGGCGTAGGTAATCTAATCGGCCAAGGCGTAGGTGCTTACAATAAAGTCCGAGCTAACCAATCCAATGTAGGAGTAGGGTCAGCAGGGCAAGGCATACCACAAGCAACGCCACCACAAGCCTCCACAACAGAAACGCCAGTGAATCAAGCACCGCCCGAACAAAACGCTTCTGAGGGGCAACCTGCTCAGAATCAGCAAGAGTATAATCTTGGTGAGGCTGCGACAAGAGTAGCGGGAGATAAAGCAATAGCTTCCAACCAAGAGGCATTAGCCGATGCGGAGAAGCGTTCCAATACAAAAGGTGGCATAGGAACAGGGTTCATGTCTAATCTTTTGACGGGTGGAATGGCTGGCGTTGCGAGAGGTGCGTATAACGCATATCAAAGAGGGCAGGGCAGACAAGATATGGCTAACGCTCAGAATCAACAAAGGAGGCTGATGGCGGGAGATACATCTGCTATACAAGCTTCAGAAGATATTCTCGACCATTACTATGGAATCCATAAAGCAAGATTGGAGATAACGGACAGGCGAAGTACGGAGGTAGTTCGACTTGCCTACAGATGATATATTTGACCAAGCTTGGAATGTTGCTAAGGAAGAGATGGTATCTGATGATGAAGAAATATTCTCGCATTGGGATAATGATAGACATGAAGATGGTCGTTATCAATGGACTATGATGCAAAGCTGTCCTGATTGCGGGTCTATTGAAATATACAATGATTCGGGAAGTATGAGAACCCGTGATTTGTGTATAGATGGTTATGAAGATCACAATTGGGTGATGTTAGATACTCACCCAACAGATGAATATGGTAGGGCTTTACCAGATGATGTTGAGAAAGGCTTCTTTGACGATTTCGCAAGAAAGGTAAAGCAGAAGCAAAGGGAACAAGAGGCTCGAAACGCATACATAGTCAATAATCTGATTAGACACCCCGATGGTTTAGAAGCTGGCGTTGAAGCTCATCATCGAGCGTTAGAGGCTATGAACAGGCCACCACCACCTGCTATGCCGGAGTCGGTGGATTCCGTCACGGCCACACCACCACCAAGAGAGCGTGAGAGTGTTGAGCCAAGCGAAATCCAACCAGAAACCGTTAGAGCTGAGATTCCTCGAACAGGATTTAGAGGCGGGGCTGAGGGTGCGCCTACACCGCCATCCCCGAATGATAATTCAGAATTAGAAAACGATCATGATTTACTACGACTTTTAATTTCACAACAAAAGTATGAAGAGGAACAGGAAGCAAAATTGAGAGAAAGGTGGAATCGTTTTAATGACAACCTACCTAAAGATGAAGCAATACCATTTGATGATTTTATTGCGAATCTTGAAAACTTCCCTAATTTTGACGAACAAAAGTTAGCTTCAGAACCACAGCAAACAGCAGATAGCTGGACTGTCGTTAAGGATCCATTCGCAAACCCGTTCTTCAATGAAAACTTTGCATCTCTAACTGAGGAAGAACCGCCCGAAGTTACGCACGATGACACACCCACATTCTCACTTCAGCCCGATTTAATCAAGGGCGACTCACCAGAAGATGCTCTCAAAAACGCAGGTTTTGATGCAAGACAAGGAGATGATATGAGCCTATTACCATCAAGTGCATTCAACAAGGGGGATGAAGCACCAAGAGCTGATACAAGCTTGCTACCTGCGGGGTGGGATAGTGAGTGATGCCGTTCAAAGATTAGCCAGTAAGGTTGATTTTGAGATGGGAAGGCGTGACTTCCAATATTTCTTTGAGGATATATGCGGATTCCAGCTCGCACACTTTCACAGGGAATGGTATGAGAATGCTGAGAACAACAGTAAGATATGCGTTATAGCAAGTCGTGATCACGGCAAATCCGTATTCTTTAGATGCTACTTGCTATGGAAAATGGCTTACAACCCCAATACTGAGGTTCTATTCTTCAGCCACAGTCAGCACCAGTCTATTGACCACATGAGTAAAATGGATGAGCTGATAGTCACTACACCTGCTTTAGCCCATCTAAAACCAAAGAGAGGTTGGGCTAAGCAGTTATTCAAGATGACCAATAGATCATCTATTCGAGCTATGTCTATCGGTAAAGCGGTTCGTGGGGCGCACCCTGATATTGTAGTGCTTGACGATATTCTATCCAGTGAAGCTCAGACTCAGCTAAAATCCATAGCTACATGGTTCTATACTGCACTTCTACCCGTTCTGCACCACACAGCTCAGATGTGTATTGTAGGAACGCCTTTCTCATATACTGACTTGTATTCTGAGCTAAAAGGCTTGGATGGTTATTGCGTTAGAGAATATCCCGCAATCAATGAAGCTACAGGAGAACCACTATGGCCGGAGAGGTGGAATCTTGATGCGTTGAATGCTCGTAAGGGTGAGATGACTTCTATTGCATTCACAAGAGAGTATCTATGCAAGCCAATAGCAAGCGAATCCAGCTTGTTCCCAGAAGAAACATTAGAGCGTGTAAAAGATGACTCTTTGGCTTTGTCTTACTATCCCGATACAGATGAGCATCTGAATTACTACATCGGTTGGGATCCAGCGATTAGTGCAGACAGGAGAGCAGACTATACTTGCATGATAGTAATAGGTATGGATGAGAATAGACACAAACGCATTGTTCATGTTCATCATGAGAAAAATATGGATTTCAATCAGCAGATAGACAAAATCATAGAATTAAACGCTCGATTCAATCCAGTCATAATAGAGCTTGAAACGAACAACTTTGCTATGGCTTTCAATCAGGTTCTCCAAGAAATTAGCGATTTACCTATCAAACCGTTCAATATGAGTCGTATGAGAAAAGAAGCTTTGATTCATACCTTACAACTACACTTTGAGCAGAAGCATCTGATTATTCCGTACAAAGATGAAGGTGCTACTCGAAGGCACATGAATGCTTTATTGACCGAGTTATCTTACTTCACCATGCTTGAGAATGGTAAAATGGAGAGCTTGGGGGCGCATGACGATATGGTAATTGCGTTGGCTCTATCAGTTCAAGCCACTAAGGAATATAGAGAAAACATCGTTATACTTGACGGTGCTACATGGCAAAGAAGGTTGGGGTGGCAAGATGCGTGAGAGAAGATACATTGAGCCATTGGTCGGTGTTGAAACCCTTGCAGACTCACTTGACATTAGGAAGAACCCATTAGCCGCAGCAGGTTTAGCAGCAGTAGGTGGTTTTGCTACTGGTGTAGGTTCTGAAGCTACACGGATAGCTCAAGAGAAGGTTGAGCAAGCTACGAAAGATCTGCAAGCATCTCAAAAAACGGATGCTGACAAGGCTAAGAGGGCTAAGACTCAAGAAGGACAGGGGGCGGAGATTGAAGGGATGAACAATTCTCAAAGCTCTTCTCCGTCTGCCGATGTTGATGAAGAAGTGTCTGCACCAACTGAGGATGGGCTACCCACCGATCTTCAATTATCACTTGACAAGAATTGGTTTTTGCATAATTTCGGTATGACTGGTTCTGAAATGGCTTCACTATTGATACAGAAACAAGAGTTAGAAGCTTTAGACGCATTGTATCCTTTGCTTCTCGCAGAAAAAAGAGCTATCCTATCCTCTTTTCCCGGTGTATCTCCACATTTAGTGAAGCATCTGCCTTTGACCGATGTTGATTACGACAGGCTAAACAGATATTCTGAGAGATTGGGCATTCCATTTCGAAGATTCGTTAAGATGTGGGAAGCTGCAAATACATCAGAAGCAAGAAATGATTCATACAATATATGGAAATCTGTTGTTGATGCCGATCAGCGTATTTCAAATCGAGAAAGAAACATACTGCAACAATGTTCAGATTTGTTGATGCGTAAAGGAGCTTTGAATGCTCATACTTTGAAGTTCAATGGCGTTAGTGCAAGTCCAGCTGAGATTTCATCACTAATCAAATCACATGGATTTTTGTTTGATATTGTTTCTGTTGGTGTAGTCAGTAAGTCTGTTGGTAGAGGTTTATTCTATGACATAAAGAGGCGTGATGTGATTCTAAAAGATGCCCCTCGATTTTTAGCGGGGCTAATTGAAAGTGGGTCAAACATCAAGTTTGATGTAAGGTCTAATCCACGCATAGAGCTAAACTTCAAAGCTCCTACTGCACCTTGGTATTCAGATGCTTTGAACAAAGAAATGGATATTGAGTGCGTAAAGCCATCAACAGGCGGTTTGATAATAGAAGGTGAAAAGGGTGTTTTGAAGGCATTAGATATGGCTCTACCACATATAACATCTGAAAACCACGAAGCATTCATGTTAGAGAAGGCTCTCAGACACGATAAGAATGCCCTTACTGTGATGGTGCATGATTCATTGGATAAGAAGAAACAAGTGAAGTTTTTGAAGAGTAAGAAGTTATCAGTAAGTGAGTTTGACTTGATGAAAGAAGAGGTGATGAAGAGTGGTTGATAAGAAGCGTATGGATAAGATATTTTCAGCCGTTGGATTGGATATGGAAAGGCACACCACGCCTATTCCATCTATGCCGTTATTTACATCTGGTGTGCAAGAACCGCCTTTACTTCAAGGAATTACCATTCCAGCTCTATATGCCGCTGCATACGAATGTATGGTTCTTAGGTCTATTTTGAATCATCTTTGTGTTGAAACATTCAGAAAGGGATGGGGATGGAAGCCGAAGTTTGTTGTTAAAAGCGTAGATACAGATCGCAAGTTTAACCAAGAATATGAGATGGATCCTGAAACTGGTGGTGAAGTAAGGAAGGCAGATAGAGGGCAAATTGAATATGCTGATGCTATATTCAACAATGTCAATGGCATGGGTCAGACATTCATAGACATTCTAAGAGAAATTGAAATGGATTTGAACATTGTAGATGACGCATATCTAATAGTCACAAAAGAGTATTTCATTGACCCCCAAACAAAAACTGCTACTTTCTTTAGAATAAAGGAGATTTCAAGAGCTGACCCTATATTCATGAGAATACTTTCAGACAAGAGAGGTGTTAGAGGCGGTTCTCAATATACGAGTTTGGTTGATAGAGCATATAGAACAACAGACCCCGATGCGGTTTGCCCGACCACTGGTATGCCCGTAGTACCTATTCATTACATGAATCTCGCAGGTGTTGGTTCGGGGCAGGTCTATACTGAAGGTGAAGTTATACACATCAGCAAGTGGTCGCCATCCAAACTGTATGGTCGAAGCCCTGTAGCTACGATGTGGCGACAGGTGAATACTCTCATAGCTATGGATAACTATGTCTATTCAGCTTATCAAAAGAGAAGGATGCCGAGAGGTGTTATGGTTATCAAATCATCAAATATGGAAACCGTTGAGAGAACAGCTCGTAATATCCAAGAGCATCTTGAGCGTGATCCCAATTACATCCCTACGATTGGTGTTGAAACCGAATCAGGCAGGGGTGGTTTAGAGTATGTCCGTATGATGGATACGCTTGAAGAATTACAATACATACCTATCAAAGATGATATTCGTCAAAGAATATCTGCATTCTATGGTGTTTCAAATGTATTCATGAATGATGTATCTGGTGGGGGGTTGAATAACGAAGGTATGCAGATTGTAGTTAGCAATCGTTCCGTATCATTCTCCCAGTCAATTTACAACAGGCTACTATTCCCTGCGTTGCTTGAAGCGTTTGGTATAGACGAATGGGAGATTACGCTTACGCCTCATGAAGAGGAAGATGAGATTATGCAACTACGCAGGGATGAGATGGCTATCCGCAACATGATGCAGATGAAGCAATCAGGGTTTAATGCTAAGTTAAGAGATGACATAGACGATGTATATCTCAAGTTTGATTATTCAGAACCAAGTGAGGAAGAAGTAGCTGCACAAGAAGCAGCGATGGCTGAACAACAAGGTGGCGGGCAAGCTCCTGTTCAGAAAATGGGAGAGTTTGAGCTATTCAAAAGAGATGTGACTGATCCTGTTCATGGTAGTATTCCAGACGCTTCAGCTATGGTATCTACAAGAGGTTCTGGTATCAAGCCACTTCGAGAAGGTGGTGTGGCTCAAACAAGAGGCGGGCAGACAAAAAAGAATCAAAGGGTAATACATAACGAAGGTTCTCCTACATCTTCTAAAGGCAACAAAGATACAGATAAAACATCAGCCGAGAAGATAGCTGATGCTAAACTGAAAAGATTGAACATAGACGGGCAAAGAGGTAAGAGTGATGAAAACTCTTGAATAGGATTGTATATGCTAAGAGGGTTGATAGATATGGGCGAAGCACTATTTGACCTCTCAAAAATGGATCCTATGGCTCGCAGATGTGTAGCTTCTGTTGAAGCCATGCAGAAAGCAATTGACTTGAATAATAGAGATGATGTAGCAAAGCATCTTGAAGCTGCTACAAACGCTCTCAAAGCTCTTTCAGAAGATTTAGTCCTTCACGATACCCTGCATAAAGCACTTGGTAATCAAATTAGTTCGGATGAGATAAGAAAGGGTGTTACTTACACCCCTCAGAACACGGAAGGCAACTTCAATGGTGGAGAAGATGCTATTGCTTACGGTGTTGTAAGACCCGGTAGAAGTGATAAGCTCTATCGAAAGCATCAAGTGTTCTGAGGTGAAAAGGTGGCCGGATTTACATCAGATAGAGGGTCAATAGCAGACCGAATGAGGTCTTTGTCTATTCGCTCAACTCTTATTCAGAAAGCAGGGCCAGCAGATCCTAATGCTGCTATGATGGCTTCTGACCCTAATACACCCGCAGGTGCAGGGTTAGCTAATACCCAACCTGTTCAAGACCAATCTCTCGTTCCCCCAGTAGTACCTGCTTCCGCAGCAGGTAAGAAATACTATGATGAGCTATTATCAGCTGCCGGACAGTTAGGAGATATGCTTGGTTCAAGAAAAGGCTATTTGGCTCAATGGGCAAGTAATGGTATGCCGAGCGAAGGTATTTCTCAATTTGATATGGTATTGGGATTAGTCATGGAAAAATACGATGAGATGTTTTCTTTGTTGGCTGCTATGCAAAAAGACCCACAGGTTATGACGATGTTAGAGTATGATGCACCCGTGCAAGCACCTAACATGACTGATATAGCAAACCCTAATGTGGCGAACCCGCCCGTGAATGGTTTGAATAGTATGCTTGGAGGTATGGGATTATGAGTGATGAATCCGGTGAATTAGAAATATTGAAGCAAGTAGTAGGAGAGCTTCGTGCATTAAATGAAAGGATTGCTTTTGTTGAGCATGAGAATCTGGAGCTACGCAAAGCTGTTTCTGATCCAGAAACATTGATGCAAAAAGCAGGTTGGATGAGATTTACAACCCCTCATGCAGCTGAAACATTTGACCCATTGAATAGAGCAGGGTCTGATGATATGAGAATTGATACTCCTTTCGAAGGTTCGGGCGACCTATTTACCAAATCAAAAAGTCGCTATGATGAGCTACAGGAATGGATAGACGCAGAAGAGGCGACACGAACATGAATCACGGATTTGCATATCACGACCCAATGGAAGATACCCCAGAAGGCCAGCTTTTGGCAATCGTCAAACAATTAGAAAATGTAGTCAAGTCAAAGAACGGCAGTATGGCTTACATGGATAAGAACATGAATTGCATGAATTGTAGCGATACTGACGAAGGTTGCGAAGATTGCATACCAAAGGACACTAAGAAATCTGCAAAAGATGGGTACAAATCAGACAGGGGCGATAGAAAAATGCCCGATCTTCCATCACCTAAAGGAAATAAGAGCATGGGTGGCAAAGGCAAGAAAGGCAAGAAACCTTTAGTCGGTGGTCAGAAAGAGCTTGATAAAGACAAGGATGGCGACATTGATGGTGATGATTTCAAACAAATGCGTAAGGAAGATGCTACTACTGCATTCCTAAGAGAAAGAGGTATTATCGTCAAATACGAACAAGAAACATCTGTTGATAATGTTGTGCCTCAACTTATGGAAGTATCAGGAAGCGAGCAGATACGAGCAACTGTGTATAGCACCAATCAAAGAGTTCCTTACATGGAAGATGGGCCATCAAGTAGCCCGATTAGCGAGGTTGCTAAAATGCCGTCAGTAGCTCAAACAGGCTACGGTGCAGACGGTTCATCCTTGCACATGAAACTAAACGATGGCGGTGGAGTAGCTGACAATATAGACCAATGGGAAGAAAAATTGACTCAGCTCAAGAAATCCTATCCCGGTAAAGTCGGCATCATCGAGGAAATTGCGAGCCTTACCGAACAAGTCTATGCTCGCCTATGAGGTGAGCGTATGTCGGATGAGTTAGTAAGAAGGAGAACAGAAACATTACTCTCCGCACTTACTGGTGCTGAATACGACATAGACCTATACAAGGAAGAATTAGGTGTCGTAGAAACACCTCAAGATGCAGCTACTCTTGCAGTAGCTTCAGACCCTCCACCGTATTCAATGAGAGATTTGGATAACCCGATGGATCCTTCAACAATGGTTATCCCTCAAGACATGAATGCTTATCTTAGCGGTCATACAAAGATTTCAACAAGCTATGCAGGTGATTGGCCTGAAGCTGATATAGACAATAGATTTGGAAAACATCACCCCTTTCATCCCGAATCAAATAGCTGTCCTCTATTGCACGGTGCAGTTCATGGTAGCCCGATGTATGCCGAACACATTCTTGGATTCATCAACCAGTTAGGTGATAATCGAGAAGCAGAAAGGAGAATCAGAAATGATGTTAGGCCAATCTTTGATATTATGGGCGACCCTACTGAATCTATGTTAGATCTTTACAACATAGATAGAAGTCGTTTTGCTGAGCTTTCTGATGAAGGATACATTGAGAATAAGAAAACTGAGCTTACAAATGACTTTGGTTTGCTATCCTACTTGTTTGGCTTAGAGTATCAAACATCTCAACAGCGTGACTCATTCATGGATTTGATGAGTAGGTTAGGAGAAACAGAAGATGGTTCTCCCGAAGCTAAAACGATATACAACAAGTTAGCTGAAAAGACAGGCGTATCATGGGGCAGGGCATTACGCAATTGGAGAGATAGATTCACACCTTTGGCTTCATGGTGGATGCGACCTGCTGATAAATCTGGGCCTGTTGAAGCAGGGGCTGATGCCTCAGCTCCAGATAGGCATCACAATTCACCTTGGAATCTAAGCGAAGAAGGAATAGTACCTAATCATAATCACCATTGGTGGCAACCATTCCTATATTGGGGTGGTGTAGGTCGAGATATTGGCTCTTTGAAAACAATGTTTTCTGAAAGTTACTCAAAGATATTCAACGGTTCTTGGCTTGGAGATATGCTATTTGACGGAATACCCTTGATGGGTAGGCATTCGATTGCAGGTTCTCACTTCCCAATGGCTGCTAATACTGAAGCAGGTCAAGGCGAGTTAGCTGGTGTTGTATCATCTGACTCAATGTCCGATTTAGATTTTGAAAGAAAGCGAGCTAATTGGAGTGGTGCAGCATCCTTCCACCACCATCTGCATCCTTCCGAGATACAATCTCAAGGTTCAATGATGGAAATACCGCATAGTGCCTACATGATCGCACCATTTGGTAGAGCTATGATGAATGTTGGAGAACATGGTGCGCCTCTCGCACAGTTCATCGGTATGAGTCATCCAAACTCTAACCCTGATTATCACAAGCTTCACAACTCATTCTTTGCAGAAGCTGACAAGGCTTTAACCAGAGAAGCTATGCGTCTTGCAGGTATTGTAAATCAACAATTAGGTTCAGAAGTGTTGATAGGAAGTTTAAGCGAGGATGCTTGGAGTGATGTTGAAGCTAATACCATAGCAAGAGGCAACATACAGCAATTGATGGTCGCAGCGAATTATTCACTAATGAAGTATGGAGATGCAGGTGGTCATTCCGTAATGCCCTTAGCAGACCTTAGTTCTGGGCAACTATCATCACAAGATGGAACATTAGGCCCTGTTGCCCCTACATCAATGGGGGTTGTTCCACCAATATTCAATACAGGCAATACCGATGCTTGGGGTCATAGGATGCCCGCTACATTGATTTGGTCTGACGACCCGACTACCGGGATAACTTTCTCATTAGCTGAACAGCCATTTACAATTATGCAAAGAACAGCTCATGAAGGTCATGTCCGTATGATAGACCCTGCATATAGCAAGAAACCTATTCAAACTAAAGATGAGGACATTAGATTACTAACATCAAATCACATGGGTTATCCTTCTCTTGTTACTGATTTGCATAAGTCCGATGATGATTATGAGCCAACGGGTGTGTTTGGTAAGAAGCTCATTACACCAGCTCATGTGGTAAAAGACATAGATGATTTAACCACTTTGAAGGGATTTAGCGGTGATTGGATTGTTCAACACAAACCATCAGGTGATCGTATGCTTATCGAGAAAAGGGGCAAAAGCATAGAACCCCGTGTTCCAAATACCATATCTAAGGATTTGAAAGATATGAAAGGTGATTTTACCCTTGATGCGTATTTGGATGATGAAACATTGAATGTTGTTGATTTGTTAGTGCATAAAGGAACGGATTTATCCTTTGAACCATTAGAAGATAGAATCAATGTTTTGAGAACATTATACCATTCAACAGATAATATCCACTTCCCCGCACCTTCTAATTGTGTTAATTCAGATGATGAAGGACTGGTAAAGGCAATCGCTTCTTTTGACAGGGGCGAGTTCTTAATTCGAGATGCTACATCTACATTCATCAAAGAGAAGGAATTGCACCCCAAGTGGGTATTATTCGCCAATGATGATATTTCCAAATCAAAAATATATCCGCCTTTACCAGAAGTGATGGTTAAAGGAAATACTGTAATCTTAGAATATCCAGAAATCTTATCTCCAGTCAAGGTAATGTTGGCTAAAGATGACGATGGAATATACATTGATACTTACGAAGGGCAACCTCATTTGGTAAAACAAGCTCAATCTCAAGAAGTCCTTTGGACTCCACCTGTTGCATTCTTGCTGAAAGAAGGCGGAGCTGGTGGTGGTGATGGCGGGGGTGGCGGTACAGGAATGGTATCTTCAACCACCGAAGGAACATACCAACCCGTTCATTCAGTAGCTACAAAGCGAAAGAAGCGTAAGCTTGTTGAAAAAGCACCTGCAATAATTGATGATGATGAGGAAGATAGCGTTCATCACATGATGGGTCATGTTAGAGAGGCAATAGATGATGCTGAAGAATCTCTTAGCTCAGAAGAGTTAGAAGAAAAGGTCGAGGGATTGAAGCATGACCACTTGCTAAGATTTGGTGGCGAATACGGCATTGAGCAGACGGAAGATAACAAATGGACTTTGAATGAAGCCATTGATGACGACATAGCAGATACTACTGTTGTTGAGAAGTTTGCATTTCCTCGAATGAATAGAGCTTCAGCCGATGGTGGAGCTTGGTCGGGTATGCAAGCAGACATTACAGCACCGATGGGTGCGACAGAAATAACCGATGAGAACAATACCACTTTTGCTGATCCTAAGAATGAAGATAGGGAAGCCGATGAGATAGAGATTCCCAACCTCAAATTAGCCCCTGCATCTGATGTTGAACAACCGCAAATTGAGTTTGAAGGCGAGAAAGTAATTATGAGAATACCAATCAAAGAAAAAAACGAAAAAAATGCGGATTTAGAGGCACAGCCTACGATTCGCACGGATTCGGTGTAGGAAATCCTGTCAGTATTGACAACCTATCATTCATATACCATTGAATAACGATAGTCTGCCAATGACAACCGCAGAAGCTGTGTTACAACCCTCCCTTAAGTGGAGTGCAGTAGGTTCAGATTTCATTCTGAAATCACAGGTTGGTGGCGATCTATACATCGCTGGGTATGCAAGTGTAGATATGGTAGATAAGCAGGGTGACAGGATTCCCGGTGAGGCTTTGAAAAAGGCATTTGAGAAGTTCATGGATAACAAAGCGTTCAGAAATGTTCAACTCGCTCATAGCGGAATACAGGTCGGAGAGGTTGTAGCCGACCACCAAGATTCACAAGGCCGTGTGTGGAAATCCGAAGTGGATGACCACGGCCTCTTTGTCGTTTGTAAGATACGAAGCGACATACAAAAGGCAAGAGAGGTGCAGAACCAAATTAGGGATGGCGACCTACGAGCCTTTTCAATAGGAGGGCAAGCATTGTTCCGTGTATCAAAACATACACCAGAACATGGAAGCCACCGTGAGATTACCGAGCTGGAATTGCATGAGGTTACTCTATGCAAGAAAGGAATAAACCCCGAAGCTCGTTATACAATCCTTAAGATGGATGAATCTGAAGTAATAAAAGAAGGTGAAGAAATGACAGAAAGTGAAGCATTGACTGAAATAAGAGATGGACTTGCCCGTGTACTAAAACACATGGATGATGGATCATCTGTAGCTAAGACAGAAACTGAGAACAATGATGCAGTAGCATACATTGATACTCTTGAGAAGTTTGCCCATGAGCAAGGAATTGACCTCGATAAGCTAAGAGGCCATTTCGGACTTGAGAAGGCATACTTAGCAGGTGTAGATGGTAACAGCGGCCACACCCACAGGGGACAGGGCGATGAGGTAGGTAGCGGAGAAGATGCTTCCGAGCCTTCATATCCATCTCTTGCAGCACCGGGCGGTAACAAATATGTTATCAAGCAACCCGGAGTATCCAACATGGCTTACAACAAGCCATCTGGAAACAGGAATGTAATCAAATCCCGCAAATCATCTGGTGAAATTACGCCAGCAGGTCTTGAGAAGGGATACAGGGCATACGCCAGTCTAAGAGATGAGGAAGCTCTCAAAGACTTGGTTAAGGCTGACTGGGAATCCCGCTACGCTGCTGAAACAGCAAGAGCTTTGGAAGTTCAGAAATCGAAAGATTACTCAGGACAGATTGAAGCTCTAAAGAGCGAAATCGCATCCCTTAGAACAACTAACAGCGAGATCCAAAAGTCTGCTGTTGTTCAACCAACAGATATTCGAGTCCCCACGCATGAGGAATATGCAGCTATGGGTACTGACCTTGATGGCTGGAGAGCCGTTGAGGACTTAGCACGGAGGGCTGTAAGGGGCAATTGATTGCTTCTTTGAAATCGGAGAATAATTGAGGTGAAAAAAAATGAGTGGATCAAGAGGATACATTAGAACAATAGAAGATATGGAACGCCTGTACTACGGTGCAGGTGCTGGTGATAATGCGTGGGCATATAGTGGAACAGACCTTCTCAAGGCTGATTCTCCGCTAATGAGTACCACAGCAGGTACTTACCAAGCAATTTTTGGCCGAAAGGTATGGTCGCAACTCAACCAAGAGTTCAACGCCTTCTCAATTCTGCCAAAGAAACCATGGGAGAAGTCCGGTTGGAGAGTCGTCACAGCTAAGCCTAACGCAGGTGCAGTAGGTGGCGGGCTTCCTGAGAACGGAACACTACCAGATACAATCAAGCCTACCTTTGCTCATGTAAGTGACAAACCACGCACAGTAGCTCACACATTCGATCTGAGCGAAACTGCTATGTTCCTTGCAGACAAAGATGACGGTCTTGGCGATGCAAGAGCTGTTATGAAGATGGAGATGGCTAAGCATCACGCTGAGGTCATCAATAAGATGCTTCTAAGCGATGTAAGCAATCGTTCAACTACTTTGAACGACTTCGAGTCATTGGATCGCTGTCTTTCAGCAACCAACATTGAAACTACAAGCTTCAGCGATGTAGCTGCGGGCGATCACAAGCAATACAACATTGACAGGGCAGACGATGGTTCTTCCCAGTCTTGGTATGATTCCAATGTGGATGCGGGTACTACATCAGCTCAAAGGCCACTAACTTTGAACATCCTTGACGGAATGTTCCGAAGTGTGTGGGAGCGTGGTGGTCAGCCAAAGGTTATCCTAACTGGCTACGATACTCTTGAGAAGATTCAACAGCTTCTCCAGCCTCAGCAAAGATTTACTGAGATGAAGAGAGTAGTTCCCGGTGTGAATGGTGTAAAGGGTGTTCCCGGTATGGAAGCCGGATTCATCGTAGCTACCTACAACGGAGTTCCACTAATTCCTTCCAAAGATGTAGTAGAAGATGGTGGCGGTCTAAGTCGCCTTTACTACATGGATACAGATTATCTATACTTCTGCACAGCAAAACCAACTCTCTATCATGAGAGTGGTATCGAAACTGGTGATCCATTCGGAATCAACAGGCTCGGTCAAATGGGAATGTTCCACACAATGGGCGACCTATGGCAACTGTTTTACGGAGCGCATGGAAAAGTGAGGGACTTGAGTGCTTGATTGCATTGGAGATATGGAGATAAAGAGGTGACAAGAAAATGGCAAACACAAATCTAACAGAAGCAAGCTGCTCAGTAGTTCTTGATTTAGGACTATGGGCTGGAACGAGAGATGGTTCGACCTCATGGTTGAATGGAATAGCAGGTGTATCATCTGGTGATGCAGAAAACGGACTGAAGCTACTTGTAGTGGATCTGGTTCAAGCATCAACGGCAGCCTGTGAGTTCGACATAACTGATACAGGAATTACTGGCGTTAGCGGAACAAGAATCTTGGCTTTCCTTGGTGCAACCAACCCCGGCACAAGTCCGGCTTTGGCTACCGATTACGAGCTTAACAGCACTACTTCCATCACATGGACAGCTGCTGCGGCCGATACCGTAAGAATGACTGTGCTGTATGCTTGAGGTGAGCCAGTGGCTCTAACCTTGAAATATGCAGGTGGGAAGGCTTACACCGAGCTATCAATCAATGGTGTTCGGTATGGTTTCGCAAGAGGCGTTAGCAGGGATGATATTCCCGATTGGTGGATAGAGCAAGAGATACTACCCGCTATTGCTAACGGCACTACAATGTGGGTCGTAACAGGGGCAACTCCAAAATCACAAGGCAAAGAGATGATCAAAGCTCTTCAGGATGCAGCCAAGAAAGCTGAACCTGTAGCTGAGCCAACTCCTGAGCCTGAACCCGAACCCGAACCAGAACCCGAACCTGAACCCGAACCCGAACCTGAGCCAG